ACATTCCGAATTCCAAGCTCAGAAACTGGAGAGTTAGAACATCGAAACCCGACAGGAAAGCAGAGAGATGCAAAGGCAAGAAGCCCTTTAATCTCTCAGCACGTCTATCAGATAATCGAGCTAAAGTCAACAGCTCTGAGGTGAAAGCGGAATACCGCACCTCTAAAGACTTTAATAAAAAGAGAGAATCTTGTCAGTCTTCAAAACAAAGAAGACCTACAATTCGTGGACCCAATAGGAGGTCAGATCAGTATCATAAGATAAATCATTTGGATACTGTATTTAAACTGATCGCTACTGGCAAAATAATATTGCAACGATGCAATAATATCACGAATTTCCCTGGGTTACCTTCTTCTACGAAGGCTGCCAAGGATCTGTCTATTCCCAACAGAAAGGAGAATCTGTTACTTATCAGGCGCAACTGGGTCGCCATAAGATTAACTCTAGAATTATCATTTGGAAAAGTCCAAGGAAATAAATTCTCTTCTAACAATCGTTCTATCATTTTAAAACAATTTAATATAATTAAAGCATTGTTAGTAGACTTTTCACGAGTTAAACTATGGGCCCATTACTTACGCTGTCTTGCATTTGATATACCTATTGAAGGCGCGGCAAACTTTAAACATCGTGGAAAAAGAGTAGAATCTTTATTCGTAGCAAGTACTATTTCCAGAGGATGTTCAATGGGTAAACCATCTCAAGACAAAATTGATAAGGAGTTAGACTCTGCTTATGAGCGTTTAACTACTTCGAAAACTGTACTCTCCGAAAACACCAAGGTGCAGTTGGATGAATTTATTAAGAATATATGCGAATCGCACGCTGTTTCCAAGTAATGAAATCAGCATCAAATAATAAATTCTTACCAACGCTTGGTACGAGAGCTACACTTAATTCTAATACTCGATCGGGAGGCTGTTCCGAACTCCTAAAAAGATGCATGAAATTCACAATGAGTAAAAGAATGGAAGTAATTAAAAAGAATAAGGTAAATGCTTTTAATTTTCTCGACGATTGGAACCGCCTGGAAGACGAATTTCTTTCAGACCATGCTGATGATTGGTTCGACCAAGGCCAAAAAGACTGGGATTACCTTTATTCAGACCCAACAGAAGTGGATGTTTTAGATTACATATTTTCCCATCAGGAGAATAGTGCTCAATATAGAGCCGAACTATTCCCACTTATTATGCCTGACGGAAAAATAAGAGCCCCTACGAAACATAGTAGTGAAGTCGTATATACAGCTAGGACGTTAAATCAATTCTTACTGCCGATAGTTAAGTCGCTATCGACAACTCGAGCTGCGTTGCGTGGTAGCAACACCGTACTTCAATCTACTAATAGGGGACGAGAACCACTTCTAATTTATTCTGCAGACTTCTCTAAATCAACCGATGAAATCGGCCTAGATACTGCTAGATTTATCATGCAATGTTACAAGAAATACCTACCAAACATACCTGCTTGGTGGGATAATGCTATTAATATCGTATTTCGAGAACATGAGATCAGTATCAAAGGAAGAAAATCACCGGGCTCACCAGGCAAGATCAAATGTGGCGCACTGATGGGACTTGGTCCTTCTTGGACCATCCTCTGTACTCTAAACGCGTTCTGTGCGAGACATACTAACGTGAAAAGTTACTCTGTGTGCGGAGATGACCTTACCGGCTTATGGAGTGAGAAAGAAATTGCAGAATATGAGAAAGAAGTTGCTAGTGTCGGCCTTGTACTCAATCTTAGCAAAAGCTACAAATCCAAATCAGGAGGTGTGTTTTGCGAACGAATGGTACAACGAGTAGGGCCACGAACTGCCAAAAGTACTTCTTTCATCAGGATCGCTCAATCTGTTGGTATGAGAGCTATAAATGACTGTAAGGGATTTATGATCGCCGATGAACTACGTGATATAACTAATAGGACAAACGATGTAGTTCTAAGATCGGTTAAACGAGTGTGCAGCCTTACTGCCAATACATTTTCGCTATCTAGGAATCCGGAACGAGATGGACTTATTCAAGGTCCTTTCGAGTACGGAGGGTGTGGTACCAGGAAACTTAGTGCATATACTTTCTTAAGTTATCTTTTGTTCGGTTCCCTGAAATTAAATAGAAAATCTGTGAACAAAAGGGACCGTGATGTATATGCGGAAATATGTAGTAAGCTAAGTGCTCTCCCACACGATAATAAAGGCGTCCGTGTATCCGACATAAAGATTTCTATCAAATCAATACAAGAACACAACGCAAGAATAAGAAACGATCGTGTAGAAGAGAACCTTAAAGTTAAGCGTGCTGACTTGATCAAAGAATCAAAAAGAAGATATAACTTAATAAAGAACGAAATCAGTCGCCACAAAGGTATAATAGCTTACTTAAAAGCTCTCATAGGAAGTAAGAAGTGTCAAGTCTTATACAAGAAGAATTTGCAAGGGAAGTTAATCCACCTTGCAGCTAAAGCGAAATGGAGCGCATGCATAAGGTTAGTTAAACAGTGTAAACAGAAAGTACGAATTTCTCCAACAAACTTGAGGAGCCTCTTATCCGAGACAGGACTATCAGAGGTGAAACAGTTCAATTTAAACTTGTCTCACGTAAAAGTCGTGAGATTCAGAAG